AATTTTAATATAGACTTAATTATTTTCTCAATACTTAATTATTCTTTCGAAGTTGAAACATTGAATAAAACTTCTGCAAATCTTGCATCATATACAGTCTCACCTTTACTACTTGAAGATTTTGCCTTAACTGGTATAAGATTTCCTTCTTCATTTCTGATCCATATTTTTCTTTCTTTTTTATAATCTGTACCTCTTTCACCAACCATTTCAGCTCTATATTTTTCTAAGTTTATGTCTGTTGCTAAACCTAAGCTCGAGTCTTCATCTAAAAGTCGATCTCTATTTTTAGATGAGTCAACTCCAACACCTTGTGCACCTACATAACTATCTTCTGTAGCTAAATCATCAAATATATGAAGCTCTGGATCTGGATCTGCAACACCTGCAATTTTAGGTTCTAAGTCTGTATAATCTGTTAAAACTTCAAAAGAAACTTCTGGTGCGCTCATAAATGATCTTAAAGCTGTTTTACCACCTAAAATATTAGGTGCAATAATGTATCCAGTTGCGTTTATCGACATATTATATCTAACATATCGCTCAGCATCAGTAAAATCTGCATAATTTGTATCTTGACTTATTGACCCATCAACAAAAGCAGAAAAAGTATAACCTTTATCAGATTCTATTTGAAATTGTTGACCAGGGTTAAGCGTATAAGAATTCATAATTGTTTCTAATAGTTTATTCATTTGTTGAGTAAATGATGACCAAATAGAAATTTCATAAATAGCACCAAAGTACTTAACAGGAGGCATTTCAATTGTTTCTACTATATTTCTATCTAGTCTTGATTTTAAAGAAAGATCCGGGTCTTTTGCCAAATCTTCTCCGTTTATGTTTTTTAAATTTTCATAATTTTTTCTTTGACGATGTACTAAATCTTTTTCTGATATTCTTTTTGTCACTACATGCGGAAACATTTGATTATTTGCAATGCCTTTTGTAGGCACATTTTCTATTGAGCTTCTTGTTATTGATACAAGAGGCAATATTAATGCACCATTTCTATCAACAATAGGTCTTTTTCTTCTTAACAAAGCAAAACGCTCACCAGTTGCAAATATAACAGGAACTTTTTTAATTTCGCCATGTAAATCGTAATACAAAGGAATTTGTTTATCGAAAAGATTGAAAATTGCAAAATCTAAGTCTTCTACGCCACAAGAAGGAATTATATAGTCAGTATTGCCATCACCTTCATATCCGGTGTGTGAATACCTTTTATCATTATTAATATCATATTTTGTTGTCATTACTCATCTCCATAAAAAGAAGAACCTACTCCATTTATGCTTCTAACAGAGCCGTCTGGTGAAACTTTTTTTGCACCTGTAATTGGTTTATCTATAATATTATCATCTTGAAGTCTTCTTATATCGTGATCTGGAATACCTCTTTGTTGCTCAAAAGTTGTTTGAATTGCATCTTCATCTGTGTATATTTCATCGATAGGACCGTTTGGTTTTTTGGCAATTTGATGCATACGAGTTTGTTTACCATTAACTTTCATAGAAACAACTCTTTCAACTTGTCCATATATTAACTTATCATATATTATAGAAGTTGCTTCAAAAAAGAAAGAACCATAAGAAAAATAATCGCCTTCTTTAAAAACTATACCTCTATCTAACAGATCTCTATAATGCAAATATAAAGTAATAGTTTTAATAGTTTCAGTACCAAAATTTGTTGTTTTAATTTCTGAAGGTTGCCATTCTACCATAGCTTCTATTTCAATAGGTGGGTTAAAAACTTTTTGTGGTGATTCTTCATAGATTTCATGAACATTAGACAAGTCTTCTCTAATTGTATAATAAAAAACTTTTTGACCTGCAACGTCTTTAATTACTTCTTTGGTGATATCAGCAAAAAAATCGACTTCTCTTTGTCCAACAAATAATCTTGCCATTATTTAACTCCTATCCTATAATAATTGCTCTACCATTAGGTACTGGAACTCTTTTTAAAATTTGACTCATCGCTTCAGACTGAGCTGCGTCTGCTTCTAAAAGCTTTTGATATGTTACTTTATCTAAAGTTTCTGATAAACCTGCAGTTAGTTTTTCTCTATCTTCTCTTCCTTGACTTATAAGTTCTGCACCATTCATTGACAAATCGCTTCCCGGGATTGGGACTGTAGAGAATTTAGATCTAATTAAACCTAAAGTTTCTTTACACAAAGCTAATGTAAATTGTTTAATCCACTGTCTACTCATAGAATTAATACCACTATATTTAATATTTGCAAAAGGAACATTAGATATATTAGAAACACCAGAAATTGATGTATCTTCAAAAGGTAAATTAGTTCTGTAAGGGTCTGAAGGGAAAGAAAATTTAACAAATAAGTTCATTGGATTATTTTGAGTTGGTCTAGGAAAAATTCTTAAATCCTTACCTTGTAATCTATAACTAAAGTTACTTCTTCTAATTCTATTTGATATGTCTAATTGACCAGCTCTTAATAGATCTTCAAATACTGGAAGTACATAAAAAACAGTTTCTGGCGTAAAAGACTCAAATGCAAATTGATTATTTAAATAGTTTATTGCAGATGTTGTATCAAAGAATCGATACGCAGCTTGAGGAGAAAAATGAAATACTTCGTTAATTTTAATCTTTGTAGGTGTTGTATTTGAAGGGACAGAACTTTTAAATGCAGGATTAAAAACAGATAATTGGTCTTGACTACCTAAAGGATCATATGATTTTAGCTTTAATTTTTCTCCATTTTTTCCTGGGATTATTAAATTCTCGTATATATCATAATCTTGCACGTTATGCTCTAACTCAATATATCCTCTTATATAATCCGTAGAGCCACCCACGTTAGCTTCGTTTGCATAAGGTTCTGCTCTTCTTAACAAATACTCAAGTGTTTCTCTTGGAAACTGCTGCTCTTTACCGTGAGGTCCAATTAATTCGTCGACGACTGGGTCGGCAGAATCAACACCGCTATTGATTGTGTTATTACTTTTAAATCTTGGATCGGATATGTCTTGTATGTCTAGTACATTATCATTTAAGTCAACATATTGACCTTCTATATTTTTTTTAAACGTATTTAAATGACCAACATCTAATCCCATAAGATTTGACATATAAGACTCAGCCTGATGCGCATTTACTATTTTTGAAAAAACTAAAGCAGCGTCTTCAAAATTTGTCCATATCTGTTTGTTTGTTAATTCGACAGACATTACATCATCGCCAAGTTTTCTTTTTACATATAATAATACTTTGTCAGCATCTGACTGAAAGTGTAAATCACTGTCAAATACACCAAATGCTGTAGGTTTTACTGTATTTAAAAATGAAGCCATAAAAAAAACTCCTATAATCACTTTTTGTTATTAGTAATTATAGGAGTCTATGCTAAGTTTTAAGTTTTATCTATATTGACATTAATTAGCTATTTATACTGCATCACCTGCTTCTTGATCTGCCCCAGGTGCGGCTGTATGTATCCTAAAAACACCATTATTGTCAATAAATAAATATCTAACTGCACCGCCGGCTGACTTTAATGTTAGAAATGAAGCTTCACCATCAGCTCCTTCAAGATGAAGGCCTCCTTCTGTGCTGCTTTCTTGAACTAAACCTTTTTTGTCTGTAACTACTACTTTTGGCATAATATACTCCTTTTCTTAATTTTTATATAAATGTTATTTTACCAATGAGAGACTAGAAGGAGCATAAACATACTCTTTTCTAGGATTATCTAATCTTTGTATTTTAAATTGACCTTTTTTACCTAAACCTATAATTCTACCTTGTTTGCCAGATGGCATATTAACGATAGAACCTACACCCATAACTGGTTGTTGAGGAGCTGAAGATTGCTGTTCTTTTGGTTCTTCAACAACAGGAGCTTCTTGTACAGGCTTTGGAGCAGGTGCAGGAGGCTCTTCTACTTTGGGTTCCTCTACAGGAGGTGGGGGTGCAGGCAACTCTTCTTGAACTGGTTCTGGTGCAGGTTCTTCTGCTTTTGGTTCAATAACTTCTTCTACTTTAGGAGCTTCTTCAACTACTTCTTCTTTTTTCTTACGAGTAGATCTTCTTCCTCTTGTTGTTGCCATATAACTTTCCTCACTTTCCGTGATAAACTTGTCCGCATGATTCCGATGCACTGGCGGGGTCAGCTGTTATAATTGCACCGGGCCTATTTGTATATATTATTAAAAATATGTATTTATAATAAAAATATTAAAAAATTATATTTACTCAGATCCTAAAGCAGGTTCAGAGTCTGCAGAAGCATCTTCATCTTCATCTGCTAGTGCTAACGATGCTTCTGCATCGTCTTGGCTAGCTTGAGCTTCTCTTGCTTCTTGAGCTTGTCTCTCTTGTTCTTCACGTGGAACGAGTCTATCAATAGCTTCTTGTAAAGTTGAAGCATCTTGTAAAGAAAAAGCACCTCGTCTTTGTGCTACTTGTACTGCTGATAGTAAAATGTTAACGGACTGTACTTGTTCAGGTGATAATTGCATTTATTATAATCCTTTCCTAAAATTATTTTTTATAATTTATGCACTTTTTATGCAGATCTATAATAAACACTAAATATTCTTTGTACACCCTTTTAAATTATTTTTTAAAAAAAATTATCTTCTTTTGGATTGTGAAGCTCTTTGACGACGACGACTTTCTGCAAGTTGTTGTTTTCTTTGATAAGCAGCATATTCTTCTTGAATCAAGGCATTTAAATACTCAGAAGTCACCTTTAAAGGATTACCTGCAGTTCCTTCTTGTAGCATTTGAGATTGCTTGTGTGCTACCATTTCTTCCATAATAATTTTACGTAATTGTTGTTGTGAAATTTTCATTTTGTCTCCTTAGGATATTTTATATAATCTATA